CGGGGCACGTGTTCGCCAGGGTGCATCCGGGAGACGAAGAGGATCAGCCGGTGCGGCTGGTGAGCCTGGACCCGGCGCTGGTGCTGCGGTGGTGGTCGCCGGATGACGTGGAGCGCACGCTGTGGTACGAGGTGCAGTACGAGGCTGGCGGCGGGCTGGTCCGGCAGGACATTGTGCGGGAGGCTGGCGGCTGGCGGATTGTGGACTGGACATACGAGCGGACGAGCTGGCGCAAGACGGGCGAAACGGCCTGGAACTCGGCGCTGGGGCCGGTGGTGGACTGGGCGTGGGACGCGCTGCCGCACCGGGCGTATGGCGCCGGGGAGATTGAGCACCGCGAGCTGAACGACCATGTGAACGCGGTGGCGAGCGACATCTCAAAAATTTTGCACCATCACGGGTCACCGCGAACGGTGGTCACGGGCGGCGGGGACGTGAAACAGGTGGAGACGGGACCGGACCGGCTGTTTTCAATTGCGAACCCGGACGCGAAAGTTTACAACCTGGAAATGCAGTCTGATTTGTCGGCGGCGATGAACTATGTGCAGATGCTGGAGCGTGCGTTTTTTGCGCAGAGCCGGGTGGTGCGGCTGTCTGGCGATGTGCAGGACATGCAGCGCGTGACAAACCTGGGCATCCGGGCGCTGTATATTGACCAGCTGGCGAAAACTGAGGACCTGCGGCGGCGGTTTGAGTGGGGGATACAGGAGATCAGCCGGCGGATGCTGGCGCTGATGGGCAGGACGCCGCAGCGGCCACGGGTGCACTGGCCTGATCCGCTGCCACAGGACCCGCTGCAGACGGTGGAACTGATGGAGCGGGAGCGGCAGCTGGGGCTGGTGAGCAAGGCCACGATGGCACACAGCCTGCGGATTGACTGGGGGATTGAGCAGGAGCGGATGCGCGAGGACGAGGGGCTGACGGACGTGCTGCTGGAGCAACTGGCGACCGCGCCGGGATTTGGGGCGCGGGCGAACGGGCAGCCGGCGAACGGGCAGCCGGTAATGCCGGTGGGGGTGTTTGAGTGAGCAGTGTTCCAGGCGCTATCCAGATAGGCCCGATGATATACAGTGTGGAGCAGGTGCCGAAGCTACTGGGGGATAACAGCGACGGGACCAGCAGTTTCTTAAACGGTAAAATTACGTACCAGGACACGGCGATTCAAATTGAGCAGGGTATGGCGGAGCAGCTGAAGCCGATTACGCTGGTCCACGAGGCGCTGCATGGGATACTGGAGCAGGCGGGGATTACTGACGAGGCTGAGAATATTATTGTGGCGCTGGGGTATGGGGTGGTGGCGCTGATGCGGAATAATCCGGCACTGGTGGCGTATATTCTGGATGGTGAGCAGTGAGTTTTGCGCTGGGGGAGATTGCCGGGGGGCTGGCGCAGAGCCAGATGGAACTGGCGGCGAGCTACCGGGACGAGGCGGCGCGGCTGGCGAGCGCGTACCGGCAACTGGCAGAACCGACGCGCACGGCGATTGAGCGGGTGGCGGCGACAGCTGAGACGGTAGAGGATTTTGAGCGGCTGATCGCGCTGGAGGATTTGCAGGCGCGGATGGCGGCGGCGCTGGATGATTTTGAGTGGCAGCTGGTGACGAGCGGCGAGCGGCTGCAGGAGTCGGCGGTGCGGTCGGCGCTGGGCTACGCGGAGACGAGCGCAGGCGCGGTGGTGGGGTGGAGCACACCGAACGCGGCGGCGGTGGCGCGGCTGGTCAATTACATGGACAACCCGGCGCTGCGGGAGGCGATTGGTAACTGGGCGGGGTACCACGCGGAGCAGGTGGCGAACCTGGCGATGGCGGGGATAGCCCAGGGCTGGAACCCGCGCAAAACGGCGCGGGCGATGGCGGCGTATGTGGAGAACCTGCCGCTGGTGGACGCGGAGCGGATGATGCGGACGGTGCAGGTCTACAGCTACCGGGACGCGGTGATTGAGGGCTGGCGAGAGAACAGCGGCGTGGTGCGCGGCTGGTGGTGGCGGGCGGACCTGGGCAGCGCGAGGACGTGCATGGCGTGCGTGGCGCTGCACGGGACGGAGCACGGGCTGAACGAAACGCTGAATGATCATCACCGGGGCCGGTGCGTGCCGGTGCCGATTGTGGCCGGGCGAGAGACGCCGGGCGAGGCGGCAGGCGCGGCGTATTTTGCCGGGCTGGACGAGGCGACGCAGATTGAGCGGATGGGCCGGGCGCGGTGGCTGGCGTGGCGGGATGGCGCGTTTGAGTTCGGGCAACTGGTGACGACGTATGAGGACGCGGTGTATGGCGAGATGCGGACGCAGGCGAGCCTGACGGGGATTGTGGGCGCGGGGCGGGCGGCGGCGTATACGGCGGAGGCGCGGCGGCGGCGCCCTCACCCCTGACCCCTCTCCCTCAGGGCGAGGGGAAAAGGCCGCGCCCCCCGCCGCTTTTTCGGGGCCGGCAACCTCTCCCTCAGGGCGAGGGGAAACAAGCAGACGTCCGTTTCAAACGGACCTCTGAAAACAACAGCATAGGAAAGCCCCCAAGCGAGAGACACCCGGAGTGAAAACCGGGCAAATACCGTTTGAGGGCTTTTTTATATCCTGGAGGAGACGATGGCGGACGAGCAGGCAGGACAGGCGGCGGGGACCGGGGCGGACCTGGGGGCGCTGCAAAAACAGATTGAGGAGCTGACGCGGCGGCTGGGCGAGATGGAGCAGGCGCGGGAGTCGGCGGTGAGTGACGCGGCGAAGGCGCGGGACCGGCTGCGGGCGATGGAGCAGACGGTGCGGCAGGCGGTCGGCGACGAGGGCGAGCCGGACAAAAATCAGCCGTGGGAGCAGCGGATCGCGGCGCTGGGGAGCAAATTTACGGAGCAGTTTACGGCGATCCAGCAGCAGCTGGACGCCGAGAAACGGGCGCGGGCAGCAGCCGAACTAAGCGCGGTGCGAGCGCGGATCGGCGCAGAGATGCGGCTGCCGGCAGCATTGATTGAGCGTCTCCAGGGGGAGACGGAGGACGCACTCCGCAAGGATGCGGAGGCACTGGCGGCGGCACTGCCGCCACAACAGCAGAGTACGATTGTCAGCCCGGCGAACCCGGCAGGTGACACAGGTGATGCCACCAGCGAGCTGGCACGGCGACTCTACAACAGGCGTAAACCGCTGGCTGCTCCGGCTGATTTGTTCAGCCCGGACGGGAACAAACTGATGGGCGGCGGGGTACGCGGCGAATGACGAGGCGGGCAGGGCGACCTGCTCAATAGACGAGAGGTAAAAACACGATGGCAACAGGACAGACACAGTATAACAGCAGCCTGAACCCGACCGCGATTTACGAAGCGGCGCTGATGTACCTGCGGGCTGAAAACGTGATGGCAGGGATGGTGAGCACGTTTAACGACCGCCAGGGGCTGATCCCGCGCACGGGGAGCCGCTGGGGCGAACTGAACTACCGCGAGATCGGCGTGACTGATGACGTGACGCCGGAAACGTACACCCGGTCGGCGCTGGGGACACTGACCCCGAAAATTTACGCGAACCAGGTGTTCATCTCTGACGAGGACCAGAAAACCGACCTGGAGGACCTGCAGGCGGCGGCAGCGATGGAACTGGGCGCGGGCGCAGCGCAGCACATGGAAGAGAACCTGCTGACGCTGTTTGACGACCTGACCGGCGGCACCATCGGCGCGGCAGGCAGCACGATCAGCTGGGGGTATTTCTGGGCGATGCGGAGCCGCCTGGAAGTGCAGACGAAGGTACGGCGCCCGAAGTTTTTCGTGTGCCATACGTACCAGTGGCACCAGCTGGCCAAAACCGCGGGCAGCGCGGGGATCGACCTGATCACGCCGCGTGACGTGGACCAGAGCATTGTCAGCGCGTTTTCGCTGCGCCAGGTGGATGACGTGATCATTTACCCGACGCCGAACATCAGCATTGACTCGGCCAGCGATGCCTACTGCGGGATGTTTGACATGGAGGCGCTGGCGCTGGACCTGCGCACCGGCTTTAACCTGCGCCCGCAGCGCGACGAATCGCGGGGCGGCGGCGGGGTGGAGCTGAACGCGAGCATGACCTATGCGTTCGGCGTGTGGGACGCGAGTAAGGGCATTCAGGGGATTTTTGACGCTACGGCGCCGACATCCTAAGACCTCACCCCCCGGCCCCCTCTCCGTTGACGGAGAGGGGGGGGGCGGGAATCTGACGAGAGACGGGAGAAAGCCCGATGAGACGAGAGGACAAACGAAATGAGCATGGACCTAATTATCAGTACGGCGACTATCCCGGCGGACCTGGGCGGCAATGACAAGAAGGTGGCGCTGTTCAAAGTACCGTCTGGTTATGGCGGCGTGACCCTGGTGGACGCCTGGGCGCACAACAGCGCAACCCTGGCGGGCGCGGGGACGACGTTTACCCTGACGCTGATCAACATGGGGACAACCGGCACGGCGAGCAGCGGCACCATCGGCGCGGCCATCGGCAGCGCGACGCAGTGGACCGCGTACACGCCGCAGGCCTGGACGCTGGACGGGACGGAGAAGTACGTGGACGCCGGGGAATACATTGGCGTGCACTACCACGAACTGAACTCGGCGAACAATACGATCGTGCAGGTGGGGATCGCCTACCTGGTCGGCAACTAATGAGGGATTGACCGGCTGCCGGCAGGGCTGGCGGCTGGATGATCTGGCCTCATCCGCCGGGGTCTACCGCTGGCGGGGGTGTCTCCTCCTCCCCCCGCCAGCGAGAACGATGCAGAGGGGGAGCGAGGAGGGGGTATGACGGACAAGGCAAAAATGCGGATTTTGTGGCACTCAAACGCGCCGTGGGCGCCGACGGGATACGGGAACCAGACGGGGGTGTTTACGCCGAAGCTGACGCGGGAGCACCACGTGACGATCTCGGCGTTCTGGGGGCTGATGGGCAGACCGGCGAACTGGGAAGGGATGACGGTGCTGCCGGGCAGCATGGACGCCTACGGGGGCGACATCCTGGACGGGCACGTGATGCACCAGCAGAGCGACGTTTTGCTGACGCTGATGGACGTGTGGGTGCTGCCGCGTGACAAGATGGCGAGCCTGCCGTGGGCGGCGTGGGTGCCGATTGACCACCACCCGGTGCCGGAAAACGTGCTGGACATGCTGCGGGTGTGCCGGTGGCCGATAGCGATGAGCCAGTACGGGCTGACGCTGCTGGAGGAGGCCGGGCTGCGGGCGTTTTACGTGCCGCACGGGGTGGATACGCAGGGGACGTTTTACCCGGTGGAGCGGGCAGAGGCGCGGCGGAAGTTCGCGGGGTATGTCCACGAGCAGCACGGGCGGGACGACCTGGTGGACGACGAGACGTTTGTGTTTGCGATGGTGGCGGCGAACAAAGGCAATCCGAGCCGCAAATCGTTTGTGGAGACGCTGACTGCGTATAAATTGTTCCGGCAGACCTACCCGGCCCGGAAAACGCACCTGTACCTGCACACGGACCGGTACGGGCAGATTGGGGTGGAGCTGCTGCGGGTGATAGACAACCTGGGACTGCCGGCGGAGAGTGTGAGTTTTCCGCCGACGTATCATTACGCGATTGGGGCGATCAACCCGGAGTATCTGAACGGGGTGTATAACGCGGCGGATGTGCTGCTGAACCCGGCGCAGGGCGAGGGATTCGGCATACCGATTATTGAGGCGCAGGCGGCGGGATGCCCGGTGATCGTGGGCGACAATACGGCCATGAAGGAATTGTGCTTGGCGGGGTGGACGGTGACGGGGATGCCGTGGTACACGCCGATGCACGCCTGGCAGTATATTCCGCTGGTGCCGGAGCTGGTGGGGCGGATGGACATGGCCTGGCGGACGCTGGGGCCAGAGGCGGACAAGGCGGGGCGGGACGAGATGCGGCAGCGGGCGCGGGACAAGGCGCTGGCGTATGACGCGGAGACGGTGTACGAGCGGTACTGGCGACCGGTGCTGGCGATGATCCAGGCGGAGATTGGCGAGACACGGGAGACGGTGCAGGCGGTGCAGGCGATACTGGAGGAGGGGACTGATGGGCAGCAGGCGGACGCAGGATGTGGTGATAGCGGGACCGGGGCAGCGGACGAAACGGTGCAGCAAGTGCAGCCGTGCCCTACCGGAGACCTTGTATAACTTTCCGAGAGGCAAGCGGGGCGGATACCGGGCGGTGTGCCGGGACTGTTACAACGAGTACCACCGGGCGTATTACCACAGAGCGAAAACGGCGGGAGGAGCGGACTGATGGGCAGCGCGGATAAATACGGGAAACTGGGCAACGGGTACCACTGGGACGCAGGCTGGCGGGATGGCGCGTATGGCCGGTGGGTGCAGCGGGTGCTGCAGGAACTGCCGGATGCGGGGCGGCTGCGGAGCGTGCTGGACGTGGGGTGCGGCGACGGATATCCGGCGAGCGTGCTGGCGGCGCGGGGGTACACGGTGATCGGCGTGGACGAGCTGGACGGAC